AACCATTTAGCAGCAGCACAACGAATATCATTGAGCCTGTTGCTAAGTGGAATTGGCTGATTGGGTTTGGATATGAATGGCGCACACCCTATCCGGGCATCATTCCGACCTTTGGGGCGCAGTATAAGTCATGGTCACTAATGGCAGGGTATAACTTAATTTACAAATCACCATCAATTCACTTTAATTACAAACTAAATGGAAGCAAAGACAAGCAGAAGGATTGAAGACCTGCACAAAGACCTTGCAAGGGTTTTTATTGAAGCAGAAAAGCAATGGGAGGGCGCAGGTAATGCAAATGTGATAATAACCTGCACGCATCGCAATAATGCAATGCAAACGCAGTTATATGCACAAGGTCGCACAACAAAGGGTGGGATAGTGACATGGGCAAAGGCAGGGCAATCACCTCACAATTACTTACCTGCACTGGCATTCGATGTGGCATTCCTGAAGCCTGATGGCAAGTCATTGGATTGGGGCAAAAATAACTTTGTGCAATTTGCAAAGGTTTGTAAAAAGGTAGCAGACCAGTTGGATATTCAATTAATTTGGGGTGGTGATTGGGATGATGATGGTACGATTGATAGGAAAAAAACGGATTTACCACATTTTCAGCTGAATAATTGGCGCACATTAATTTAGACAATATATTTACACTGGGTTAGTTTATATTTGTATCGGTTTGTTAGTGTTTTTTAGTGACTGCAAGGGGGCATTTCTTAGGATTTGCCCCTTTTCTTTTGTCATTTTTTTAGGCTGATTATCAATCACTTACATACTTTTAATCAAAATAAATTTGCAGGATTAAAATATTATGCCGTGCTTTGCATCATCAAATTAAAACACTAAAAAAATGAAAACACAAATCACCGCAATCGCACCAAGCTCACACACCATCAACAACCTGTCTGCATTTGGAATGTCTTACACAAGCACACCAGTTGGCTACATTGCCAAGCGCACATTCAACACTATCAGAGAGGCAAGACAGTATCTCTTAGAGAGAGCAGAGATATGGTGTTACAACAACGATGACGCAGACCTTGCGCAATTGAAGCATCAAATCAAACGAAACTATTTAAACTTGGGTGACATCACCGCAGACATCAGCGCAGTAAATCAGTAATCACTAACCACTAACAACCATGAAGCAGTACAAAGCAGTTTACATCAGATGCCATCGGGAGGTGGGATCTGAAACCATCAGGGCATTCAGTTTGAATCATGCTCATGAATTGATTAACTTTAATGATATTAACCGCACTGATTATGATACAGTTTATGTTGTCCGCATACGATAAAGCAGCAAGGTATTTGCGCAATAAGGTTGAGGCATACCCACCAATTAGGTCAGGCAGCAGGTTGTGTTACAAGGGTGGTACATCCAGTGAGATATACAAGGCACTGACTGCATTACAGGCTGAAATTAAAAACCGCAAAACCCTCACCCATGCCAACAGTTAGAATCAGATACAAGCAGTTGCCAAACAGTGTACTGGAATCAATCAGGCAGCGCAGGAATATGGGTGTTACATACAGGCAAATGGTTGATGATTACCACCTACCTGTTCATGAACTATGTAAGCAGGTCAATAAATATGAAGAGGCAATCAGTTACCTTGCATATCAGGAGAGGAAGGCAAAGGAAGAGCAGTTTACAAAGGTTGAAAAGGCACTCAGAGAGCAGACATTTGAGCAGCCAAACCTAACCATTGGTGATGTGTGCATGGCTAACAATGCACTTTATTGCAAGCAATCAATGCAACCCGTTGAATATTCGGACATTGTTGGCAAGTATATTCGTGTAATGATTTTAGATGAACAAATAAGTTAATTTTGCAGCAATGACCAAAGGCACAGTTTACAATAACATTGAATATTTTTTGTTTATTTACTGGACATATGTTGCCCGAACGGGGCAATTTCCGAAAACAAAAATGCACTATTCAAAGGCAGGTCGATTGATTGCAATTATTTACCATGACCAATATGAACACGAAGAGTATTAACATGACTGAGGTGGCTGAATTGAAAGCCAAGTTAGATGGACAATTAAAGAGGGGCAGGTATGGGTATAACCCTTACAGAATCATTGCGGACAAATTAAGGTACTGCAAGCCTGAAGGTCACCGATTTGTAAAGGATTTTTTTGCAGGTAAAATCAAGTATCCTAAACTGCAACACCAAAAGATGGTTGTTTACGCACGGCAGTTGACCGCGACTGTGCAGACTCAACCTAACACCGAAGATTAATTTTTTCGGTGTGCTTTCAATCAAAATAATTTTGTATATTTGCGAATCACTAACACTAACAAAATGGAACAAACAACCGACAAACAAATGACCCTTGCAGAGTTTAAGCAATGGGTTGAATCAATGGAGAAGTTAACATGGGGAATGGTAACTGAATGCAAGGGCAAAAATATTCCTCACGCAGAGATTTGGCAGAATCAGTGGGGTGTATTCAGCAAGGTTAATGAAATTTTAAAAAATGTATCATGCGAGTAGCACCACACGAACACCGTATCACTTGCGAGGCTTGTGATGGTGATGGAAAGTATGAAGTTTACATTGACTGCGGTAAACCTGCATCCACCTGTTGCGGTGGGTGTAGCGAAACAGTTGACTGCCCGGACTGTGATGGCACTGGTCACTTGGTCATGCACTGCGGAATGCTTGATGAAGAGTTTGAATGTATTGATTGTATTAATGAACTAACACTAACTAACCATGAGTAACTTGGAAAAAATCAAACTACCAACCATTGCTGAATTGTTCAGTGATGACCTACAAACTGCGTACAAGAGTGAGCAGCTAAACTTATTGTTGAATCAGGCACCTAAACCTGAATGGGTAAAAGACCATCCGTACATTAAAGGCTACAAGTACCTGCCCATTGATAAGATTGAATTCATGCTGCGCAGAATTTTCAAACAATACCGCATTGAAATCACTGGCCAGGGTGTTGCATTCAATGGGGTGTGGGTAACGGTCAGGGTGCATTATTTGAATCCAGTGTCAGGGCAGTTTGACTACCACGATGGGATAGGGGCAATGCAATTGCAGACTAAACAAGGCACATCCCCTGCTGACCTGATTAACATTAACAACGGTGCAATCAGCATGGCATTTCCAATAGCCAAAACAATTGCCATTAAAGATGCCTGTGACCACTTTGGTAATCTGTTTGGTGCAAACCTCAACCGCAAAGACACAATTGAATTTACACCTGATGGCAACCTTGCCGGTGCGCAAATCAGCCATGATGAAATGCGTGAATTGTGGGAACTTAAAAAAGATGGAGTGAAAGCCAGTGACTATGCCAACATTCAGCGCATTGTGGATGGTCAGGAACGGCACAATTACATCAAGGCTAAAACCTATTTGATGTCTGTTTAATTCAAAAACCCTTAATCTAAATTCATATGAAAACAATCAACCAAATCTTTGATGAAATGCCGAATGTTTTTTCATCAAAAAAAATCGCAAAAGTATTGTTAAAAAATCAGCACACACAATACTTTATTGACAGTGGACAGATGATGCAATTTTTACTTGCAAATTCAACCCGAATCGGTAGAATTATGTGGAGAAAAAAAGCAGTTAGCAAACAAACAGTGATACCTTTGTCAACAAATTTGTTACTGGATGATGCAATACGAATTTGTAAAGAAAATGGGTTAAAAGTTATGCGACCAACAAGCGGTTGGGAAGACATTTAATCAATATTTTTTTGCATATTTGCAAATCACAAAACACTAATTTTATGGAGGAAAAAATCACAAGCAATTACAATCGGGTAGGTAACTTTACAAGCTCACAGATTTGGAAGTTAATGACCAATGGTAAGGCAGCAGGCACATTAGGTAAGCCTGCACTTACCTACATTCAAGAGAAAAACTTTGAACGCAAACTTGGTCAGTTGTTAGATGCTGACACACATTCTAAGCCGACCACTTGGGGCAATTTTTGTGAGGAGTTTGCATTTCAGAAATTAGGCATGGAGTATAGATTGCAAAGCCAAAGCACCTATACACATCCCAATTATGACTGTTGGAAAGGTAGTGCTGACTGCATTAAATTTACTAAAGGCTATCAGGCGGTTGTGGACATTAAATGCCCATACACCCGAAAATCATTCTGCCTATTCAATGAGATTCAGACCGCTGACCAGTTGCGTAATGACCACCCTGATGGGGAGGCATACTATTGGCAGTTAGTTAGTAATGCAATAATCAATAATTGCACCCATGCTGAATTAGTTGTATTCATGCCTTACCAATCAGAACTGGATGCAATCAGGGATTTATGCCAACAAATCGGCACGTTTGATGATATGCACAGATATTTTTGGATTGCAAATTCAAGAGATTCAGACCTGCCATACCTGATGGATGGTGGGTACTACAAGCACCTGCACATCATTGCATTTGAGATTCCTGAAGCAGACAAACAAGCATTAACCGATAGGGTTGCAATGTGCTGCCATATGCTAACTATGTAATATGATAAGAGTAGGTAGTGATTTTTCAGGTGTTGGTGCTTTTAATCAAGCATTGATTAGATTAGGTATAGATTATGAAGAAGTATTTGCCTGTGACATGGACAAGTATGCCCGGCAAACATTTATTCTAAATTATGGCGAACCTAAATACTATCCGACAAATGTTTATGAACGAGAAATACCATCAGAGCCATTAGACATTTACATGACATCACCACCTTGCCAGGCATTTAGTTTAGCAGGTAAACGATTAGGCAAAGATGATAAGAGAGGAATTTTGTTTTTTAATTCGCACGAATTTATCCAAGTGAACAAGCCAAGATATTTCATCTTTGAGAATGTCAAAGGATTACTTTCAGATGATAATGGAAAGACATTCCAAGAATGGATTAATTTACTTGGTGGTAAATCGGTAAATGGGTTACCTGTAATGTTTCCTTATGAGGATGCAGTACCTTATCATATTTATTGGAAGGTTTTAAATGCAAAAGATTATGGAGTGCCACAAAACAGAGAGAGAGTTTTTATTATTGGGATTCGTGATGATGTTGATAATACATTTAGATTTCCTATTGAACAGCATTTGACAAAACGATTAAAAGATATATTAGAAGATGATGTGGATAAAAAGTATTTTTTGAGTGAGAAATTAATTAGTTGGATTACTAAGCATAGAGAAAAAAGGGGTAGTTCAAATAAATACCCATTAGATGAAAATGATATTGGTGCTTGTATGGTTGCAAGATATGGTAAAAATGGCGCAGAAGACCCATACATAAAAATCAAATCAGCAAAAGCAAAAGGTTACGAAGAAGCACCTGATGGCGATTCAATCAATTTTAGTGTACCTAATTCAGAAACACGAAGAGTTAGAGTAGGTAAACAAGTTGCTCAAACTTTAGATACTGGATGTCAGCAAGGGGTTTGGGTAGCAGATTATAGAGCTGATGAAGGGTTGAGAATAAGAAAAGATAATATAAGCCCATGTATGACATCATCAATGCGAGATAGTAAAGAATGGAACGAAAAGGCAGGAACAAGAAACCCACCATTAGTTGGATATGATTACAAAATCCGCCGACTTACACCTCGTGAATGTTTCCGACTTATGGATTTCACAGATACATTTGTATGGGATGTAAGTGATTCACAAGCATACAAACAAGCAGGTAATTCAATAGTAGTAAATGTTTTGGCTAAAATAATTGAAAGATTAAAATTATAAACCATCCCAGTTGGTGTAATCGTGAATGAATAGCGACAAGGGTAACATCACATTATATGTGGATGCGTGTTCGAATCACGCACTGGGAACAAAAAAAAATGATAAATAAATACCGAAATAAGAAAGTAGGCAGTCACGATTCAAAAGCAGAATCAAGATTCAGCAAGGTGTTGCGGATGGCATTGCCTGAGTGCAGTATTGTGGAAAAAGAAACGATTGAATTGATACCGAAATTTAAAAGCAATGGGCAGACCATCAGGTCAGCAAAACTGATTCCTGATTTTACGATTTACTATAAAGGTGAGGCAATTGCTATCATTGATGTGAAAGGCTTTCAGACCGACAAAAGCAAATTGCAATTTAAGTTATTAAGGTACTTAATGCACATTGCCAACAATCCGATTTACATTGATACACCAGTGACCGCAGCAGACAGGCTGAAGGCAATTGCAACAATCAAAGAAATAGTAACTTTATTGAAAAAAAACAATGGCAAAGCAAGTTGACAAAAACAAAATGAAGTGCAATGACCCGAAGCGCACACCTGACCATCCGACCAAATCACACATCGTAAAAGCCTGTGAGAAAGGGGTTGAAAAGATTATCAGATTCGGGCAGCAAGGAGCAAAGACTGCACCACCAAAAGAGGGAGAGAGTGAAGCAGCAAAAGCAAAGCGCAGAGCATTTAAGGCAAGGCACGCAGAAAATATTGAAAAGGGTAAAATGTCGGCAGCATGGTGGTCTGCCAATGAAAAATGGTGATACACTAAACACACTAACACTAATTTTTATGCAAATCAAACCAATCAAAGAAGTGAC